TTGTGACCTGTACCACTTAATAATTGGTCAACTCCGTACTCATTACCTTTTTCTATAAAGCTCATTTTGTACCTCCTGTTTTTTTATTCATATACTTCAAAATATTACATACTGGTATTCCTACAACACTTCCTGAACCTTCTTCAGCTCTCGGTGCTACAGAAACAGGTGTTGCTTGACTCTCTTCTTGTATGTTTTTAAGAGTCTCTTTATTTTTTTCTTTTTTGATATTTAATATTTTTAATGCTAAGTTTGCAGCATCAACAGGTTCTTTGAATTTAGCTGTATTTACAACATCATCAAATCCAGCTATTTCAAGATTTTCAATCGCTTCGATTCTGTTTCTTTCTCCTTGAATTGCTGAATTAATTATATTTTCATATAGTTCTGGATAAGTTGCTTTGAATTTCTCTACAGTCATTTCTTCTGTATTTGTAGCTGTATTTTGAGTTGGCTCTGGAGTAGGCTCTGTTACAGGTTCAGTTGGTTTAGAACCTGGGAAATTCTTAAATTTTGAAATGTCAAATGCTAAACTATTTACAACTAGTAAATTATTGACTTTCTGTAGATTTTCTACTTCATCTACTATCTCATCGATAAATCCATACTCTTTAGCTTCTTCAGCATTAAACCATTTCTCTTCGTCCATAAGTGCAGATAGTTCTTCTTTAGTCTTATCTTTAGCTTTAGCCAAGTAAGTTTCTAAAATACTATCCTTAACCTTATCTAAAAGAACTCCAGTCTTTTCTAACTCTTGCTTATTTCCATAAGCCCATGTTAATGGATTATGTATCATAAACAGAGCATTTTTTGGCATTTTTACTACATCACAAGCACTAGTTATAATAGTCGCTGCACTTGCTGCAAGACCATCTATGAAAGCTGTAACTTTAGCCTTGTGATTTTTTAAAGTGTTTGCTATTGCCACCGCAGCAAACACACTTCCACCAGGTGAGTTGATATGTACATTTATATTTTCTACACCACCTAAGTTTCCAATTTCTTCTTTGATTGTTTTGTCACAGACATCGTCCCAATACTCATCAGAACCAATAGTTCCATACATTACGAGATCGGCACTTTTTGCTTCTTCATTCTTCGTTATGTTCCAAAACTTCTTTGTCATTTTCGGCATTGTTAATCATCACTCCTTTTTCTTCTAATAATTTGTTTTCCTTTGCTAAGATTCTTACATTTTGCTCAAAATCACCCCCGTTAAGCTCGACAGTTTCTTTTGTTCTAGTAGAGAATCCTTGTTGAACTCTTAAAGTACTTGCTTTGACTTCTTTAAGTGGGTCAAGTTGTCCTTGACTCGGTCCATTCCATTGAGCTCCACTCCAAGCTTTTGTTAGCAATGGATCTTCTCCATAGTTCTTCATATCTACTCTACCTAGCAAATATGCTTCTCTTAACCATTCTTCATATACTACTTGTGTAAAATTGCTGGAGAACCAATCTCTTCTCTTTCTAAACATTTTCCAAGCTTCCAATAAAGCAGCTCTACTTGCTGAATAACTAGCAGTAAAATGCTTAATTAGTAACTCATAAGGAACTTCTAAAGCAGCTCCTATTTGTCTTAAAATTGAAGTAACGAAAGGGTCAAACTGTGCATTAGGTCTACCTGGATTAGTTGCGACAACCTTTTCTCCAGGATTAAGTCCTTGAACTAGACCTGGTGTTAGTTCTATAGTTTCATCATTAGAACTATCTATTTGCTCAGTTTCATCTAAGACTTCATGATCTGCAATATTAGCCCCTTGAGCATTGTCCTTATCGCTTTCAATAAATATCGCATACATTCCACTTACAACTGCTGCCATAAGTTCTGCGTCAGTATATCTATCCAGTTGCTTCAATGCCTCAATAACTGGAGATAAAATAGGTATACCTCTGACTTGCTCAGGTCTTTCAGCTAGCATTATGTGTAATATATTCAGTTGTTCCTGCTTTCCATAAACTGAAATAAAGTCCGTTTCTACGTTTCCTGACACATCAAGTGGGTGTTTTCTTGCAACATAATATCCAGAAATTCTATTGTTGTTATTGATTTTCACTCCATCAACGATAGTTTCATCATTTTGTAATAAAGAAGGTGTCATAACTCTATCAGGCTCAATTATTTGTAGCTTTAAGCTATAAGGATTCTTTGGTGTTACAAAATAGTTAAATTTTACAAAACATTCACCATTCAAGAGAATAGTTAAGAATACTAGGTCTTGGATTTGGTCAAAATTCAAAACTCCCATCTGTTCAATCTTGTTATCAGCCCACAATTTGAATTCTCTTTCAATTGTAGTTTCAATTGCTTCGGCTTCTTCTTCACTAATCCCTAAAGTTTCATAGTCAATTGCTGATTTTAGCTTTAATCCGCTACCGATAACGTTAGAATTAATAGTCTTCATGACTCCTTGAGCAACTGGAGCTCCCATATACAAGTCTCTTGACCTTTCAACTAGCTTTTTTCTATTCTTGTAGATGTCTTTTTTGACTCCTCCACCAGTTGAAATCCAACCTTTCATGGAACTTTTTGTAGTAGATGCTCCGTGATTTGAATATCCAGTATTCAGAATCTCAATTTTCTTTCTAGCAACTTCTCTTTCAAGAGCCTTTTTAGGATTAAAAAAAGCAATAGCTTTGTCTAATAAATTCATTTTTCACCTCCTTTTGCATAAAAAAAAGAAGTTTAAAACCTATAAATCCCTAGGTATTACTCTTCTTCCTAATTTTTTTCTTCCATTATTGTTCAATTTGTCAAGTTCGCCCTCCCAGAAGGCTCTACCTTTTCTAATTTCAGATAAATCTTCTCTTACAAGCTCTCTTGTACCAATTTTATAACTTTTTCCAGTTAACACAGCTATTTCTGCCTTTCTATAGGCTTCAATCATCTGTGAGCACTCTTCTCTAGTATAATTCAATTTATAAGCTCACTCCTTTCGATAAAACTCTTCTTTTTGATACTTTCGTAGTCTTTTTCGTAGCTTCAACAGTATATTTTTTACTTAAGTTAGGATTTGCTATCTTTAATGCTGCATAAGCATAGTTCCTCAAGTCTAGAGGTTCATTTCTCTTAGTTCCAATAACTTTCCAGATAGTTTTTTTAACTCCTTTTTCCCAAACAGTAGTCTTAACTTCAGATGTTAATCCTTTGAAATATGCTTCATCATAGCCCCTGTCTACATTATTTGGAAAGTGCATATACATAGATCCTGGTTCTTCAATTTTTAGTCTAGCAAGTATCGTTTCTTTCCCAGTATTAACTCCTAAAGTAAAGAGTGATATTTGCATTCTGTTAGTCCTAGATGGCTTAGATACAAAAGCTACTCCATCTCCGCCTTTACCCTTAATACCGAATACTCTTCTAAACTCTCTAGGTTTGATGTATTGATATGCTTCTTGAGTATAATGCCCTCCTGTATCAATACAAGTACATAGGATTCTTATTTTTTCACCATCTGCATACTCAAACTCTGTTTCCAGGAATCTATCTAGTTGCTCCCACACATCATTTTGACCAGGAGAGCCTATAAATTGCTTATAGTAAATACCCCAAGACTCTTCTCCTAATCCCCAGCCTACAACTTCAATTTCTAATCTGTCGTCTTGAACGTCGACTCCAGCAGTTAAAACTTGAACTTGGTCAGGAATTTCTGCAGTATACTCTTCTTTTCTCTTAGAAACATCTAAGAAATCTATCTTTTCTACTTTTTCTTCCCATGTTTGGCCAAGACAGGTATTTGTAAAAACCTTCATCATTTGCATATTACCTTTTGCAGCTTTAAACTTTTTTATAATTTCTGGCCAGGTAGAAAAAGGACTGTATAACTCTGAAATATGAAAGCCTCTAACACTCCAATCATCTACTTCTTCCTGTGGTTGCCATATCCCGTGAATCATATTTCTTTTCCATTCATGCTCACTTGAAATTTCTAAACAGTCAGAACATTTATGCCCAACTGGTTCAAATATTATGTTTCTCCACTCTAATTTTTGAAATGAGCCACATTTTGGACAAGGTATATAAAACTCTTCTTTTGTCGAATTCTCATATTCTTTCTCAACTCTTGAGTCTCCTTTGATGGTTGGTGTGCTAGTTATAACTATTTTCTTATTCCAGAAAGTTTTTGTTCTTTCAATTGCTAAGTTTAATGGATCTCCTTCTCCACCAACATCACTTTTGAATCTGTCTACCTCATCTGCAAGTAAAATTCTCAAAGGTCTGCTTGATAGCTCTGCAGCTGAATTACTTCCAACCAATGTAATATATCCTCCAACAAATTCTTTTTGTAGTTTAGTATCTCTTCCATCAACTTTATTCAGTATTTTGTTTTTTAGCTGTGGTGTACTCTGTATCATGTCATCTAGTCTTGTACTAGAAAAGTCTTCAGCTAAATCTTTAGTTGGCAAAAGATACATGATAGGAGCAGGGTCATAGTCAGCATAATACCCAAAAACATTCAATAAAATTTCAGTCTTAGATAACTGAGCTCCATACATCATCACAATTTTATATGTTTTTTTGTCCGAAATTGCTCTCATAACTTCCCTTTGAAATGGTACTCTATCAGTTTTCCATCTTCCTGGTTCAGCTGATGTCTTAGAACTTAAAATTCTACATAAATCAGCCCAAGTATCTATAGTTAACTTTGGTGGAGGCTTCAATGTTTGGAATATGCCTGCAAATAAATCAATTGTTTTTCTTAGACTTGGATTTTCTATTAGATCCTTTTCCTTTGCTTTTTTCATCTTCCACCTCTTCTTCATCTTCCATGATTATGTTTTTATTTTTAAACAATTCTGGACTATATTCGCTTAATTCCAGCAAAACATCTTCTATAGAACTCAAAACTATATCCTGAATATCCCCTAAATTATCGCAACCCACCACCAAGGGTGCTATTTTGTTAGGCACTGCTAACAATTTACCCTTTAAATTTGTGAGCATAACTGTCATAACTTTTCTGACTATGTCAGCTGAGTGCAATTCATTTTTCAACTCTGATATTTTTATTGCTTTCAATTCTATATCTTTAGCTATTTTTTCAGTTTCTTTTTTGAGTTTTACCTCTTTTAAATCTACATCTACTGAACTAGATTCTCTTAAAAATGCTATAAAGCCTTTTATGCTTTCAGCCAATAAATATTTCCCTCTAGTTCCGCTTTTCTTAACAATTTCATCCTTTGCAAGCATCCGAATATATCTGTCTGTAACTCCAAATAATTCTGCAAGTTCAGGACTACTAACTAAATTATCCTTTGTATTCATTTTCAACCCCTTTCGGAACGGAAATTGTTAAAATTTTGACCAATATTCAGGTGGAGCTCGGGATTCGCGAGACCCGCTTGACTTTTTTATATTCTGAAAGAACCTATTTCACCAATTGCTGCTTGTTATAATCTTTCAGTATGTTCTATTTTAGAGTTTTTTAAACTTTTATATTTTTATTTGGCGGAGAGTATAGGACTCGAACCTATAAATCCATAAGGACAACAGCTTAGCAGACTGCTCATTTACCAATTAATGTAACTCTCCAGTCGAAGGTAGCAATAACTACCTTTGTGC